TTTGCCCCTTTAACTTCAAATCCCCTCGCCCAGTTGCACTAAAGCAAGGTACATTACTAACACATTTAAGTAACATACCTTGCTATCTTATTTTTTCTAACTAATTGTAAATTGTTGTGTCGCACCATTTTTCAATGTTGTTGTTTCAGGCGATAACTTAATATCGCCTTTATTAAAGAGGGTTGGCTTGCACCTTATACCAAGTACCTAATGTGTTGTTAGTTCTGCTATAATGGTTCACCCATGTGTTACCAGAGTTAATATCATTTATCTCCACTCTGTTATTAGGTCTGTGACCAATTATTTTTAATCTATAATTAGTTCCAACCTCATCTGGTATACCAATAATATTGTTATTAATTTTGCTTAAGTCAATAACAAGTGTTTGATAAATATTAACTTTACTGCATAACTGTTCAAGCGTTGCATTTGGTAATCCATTTGTAACACCAAGAGATTCATAATCTGTACTAATAGGCGTAACGTTAATCCAGTCTGTTGTTGTACCGTCACTCCAGTATATTTTTCTATACATATACGGTGTCTTTCGCACATAAAAGTCAACTACCATGCCACTTGTAGTTATAGGATAAAAATGTAAATATCCAGTTGTACTGTAACACCAAAATGGTAAATCACTGCTAATAGTTAGGGCATTTGTTATTCCAAATAATGCTGAACCAGTAAAGTCAAGTTTGTCAATAACATCTTGCATAGTTGAAGTAGAACTAAGTCCCATATCACTAAGTGAATCGTATGTCTGACCTACCTTATTAACAATTTGACCAATTAAATTCATACTAGGAATAGCAAAACGTTCATTTGTTACATAATCTTTTAGATTATATTCACTCAAATACATGTGTCTATTCCACACATCTCTAAATGAAATATAGTATCTTAAAAACCAAATAAATACGCTTTTATTAGAACGGTACATATCGCTCCATTGTTCATCTGGAACAGGTGAACGCTGCGCTACACTACTTGTATCATCCCACCAATCACCACGTTTTTTATTATATGTCCACCCAATTTCCATATTAAATGATAGTGTATAATCCCCACGATAAGCAATGCCACCCCATGCACTAAACCCAATAGGTGTGCTTTGATTGCCAACTCTAGGACTATACGGAACTTGCATTAGTTCGCAAAGTTTGTTACCGCAATCAAAGTTACGATTATTTTGCAAGCCTTTCAACCTATAATTCCATATATTTGTAGGACCTTTTTGGTGATAGTTTAAGAAGTTAAAATAATAATTATTGTCACTCCTTTCAAAACTCTTGATGTAATTTCTATATATAAGATTTTCATCAAGATAAGCAGTTTTTCCTTGCGCACCATACACATAAGCGTTAGGATGTCCATGGTTTACACCTTCGAGAGCAATATCAACAGTATTTTTCATTTCTGGCGTATACCAGTTGTAATGTAAATCAATACCGTTAGCGTTACTTTCCCAACAATGTAAATCTTCTTCTCTAAAAATATAAGCAGAATAATCTATATCAGGATTTCCACCTAAACTTCTGATATAATTTTCAAGATTTTCTTTAGATTCAGCGTCCCAATTTGAGCCTAATGCTTCATCTTTAGCATAGTTTCTGATATAGTCCTCTAATAGTGATTTTATAAGTTCTTTTGTTTCATCACTCATGTTTGGAAAATATGAGAAGCCTGCTAGACCTAATTGCCACGCGTCTGGGTTAGCCATAGGTATAACATGGATAGCGGTATCATTGTTAAGTATTTCTTCCCACATATCAACTCCACCATATACACCATTTTTTGCTAATACTTCCATTTCAGCAAGCATAATACTTGCACTACATTCATTACCATGAAAACCGTTAAAAACAAATAAGTGTCTTGTTGCGTTTTCAGTTCCGTATTCAAGTGCAATAAGTTCAAGCCCAAGAACACTTGTGCCAAGTACTTTCTTTCTTATTTTAGGGTAATTGTCACAAAGTATACTTATGTCTTTGCACATGTCATCATAACTGTAACTTCTTATTCTTTTTTGAGGAATAACTGCGTCAGCTAAATTTGAACAGTCATTTATAACGAATGTGTTATTATAAATATTGTCTTTTGGTAAAGAACAAACATATTCATATAATCTTTTTATTTGTTCTTCATACGATAATGCGTTCCAGTATACTTCTGGCAATATAATAGCACCCTTATTTTTATAATTGTCACACAACATATTCTATTCTCCTTTCATTACCAAAGTCCAAAGAATAAATCACTAAACTCTTCAATAACCTGCATATCAATATTAAGAAAAGTTTCCCTAAACTTATTCAATAAACTGCTAAAACTTTCTGTACCTTGTTTACCAACAAGAGTTTCAAGATAATCCTCTGTTGTGTCTACATTACTTGTTGTTTCTTCTTTGTCACTATAATCACTAGCATTTTTCTCTGTATTATTTACTTCTGCGTTATCAGTTCCGTTCACATTATCAGTTATTTTCCTTGCGTTTGTTAAGTACGTTTCATTCTCAACACTAGTCAAAGCTCCTTGTGGTGTATCACTGTACAAATCTTTTTTATTTTCGTCACTGTTTGTTGTTCTATTAGTAGTTCCGTTACTTGTAATATTAGTGTCTCTGTTACCAGTAGTATCTCTGTTTCCACTAGCTGTCTCATTTTCTGTTCTTTTATGTTCTCTAGTTAAGTCCACATCGTGCATTGGGTTAAACTCAATCTTAGCACTTTCATACAACTGATTGTAGTAAGGCATAATCTCTTCAAGCCTTGTATTCATCCAAAGCGTCCATAAACCAACTGTTTCACAACAAATTTCTCTCATATAATAGTGTTTCAAAATCTTTGAACACAATACACTTCTGTAAGTTTCATCAAAGAACGGTGTTTTGCTAGTAAATATCTTATTCCAAGAACATGCGATAATGTTATCAACATCACCACTACCACCACTTACTTCAAGTCCACTTTTGCTTTCACAAATGAACCTAACTTGTGTAGTATATTTACTCATTACCTGCACCCCCTATCGTATCAGCACCAGCGTCATCTGGAATAGTATCATTGTCAACTTGCTGAAAATCTTCACGATAATTAACCTCAATATTAGTTCCGAACATTGCGTTAATCTTTTCAACAGCCTGTCTCCTACTTTCCAATCTACTGTACCTACTAGCAATAGTACCACCTTGATTTCTTGTTACTTCATCAGTTATCAATCTTTCTTTCTTCTGAATATTGATATTACTGATACCAAGATAAGTCAACGCTTCATTCCATATTTGCGTTTTTAAAGTATAAAGTTTATCACATACATAAGGTGCATCAGTTTTCAAAACTTTTAACGCATTTAAGTCTAAGTTCTTATCACCAAAAATAAACGGTGCATTACCCTCAAACTCTTTATAAAGGTTCAAAAGTGTCAATCTTTGTTTTTCTGTTCCTTGCACCAACACTGGTGTTTTCTGCGCATTGGCATTAACATCAATTATCCTGTCAAGATTATACAATCTTCTAGCAAACATTTTAACATCAAGAATACTATTTGTATGCAGATAATTGTTCCATATAATAACGCTGTTGCTTTCTTTCAATAACTTTTGATAGTTGTTATATCCAGAGTACGCTCTACGCAAAATTGGATTTCCATACACATCAAGTCTACCATTTGTGATACAGTCCAAACATAAGTCACCAAGTACATCATCATTAAAGTACACCATACAACCAGTTTCAAAGAGGTGTAATTCAAGATACCTAGCGTCAACACTAGCAGGTAAATTTTTCCACTCAAACATGGAAATAGCCAACTCTGTTAGCCTATTAAGGTACTGCACATATGTCAGATTGTTTAGTGTAGCACTATCACCAAACATATCTGTAATACCACGCTTTCTACCCATAACTAATTCTCACCACCTTTACACTGTATTATCAAGATTATACTGTCCAACCTCTGAACCATTTTTCCAGAACGTAATACCATTATCATATATACTACAAATTTTCTTCATATCGTCAGCAGGTACACTACCAGTAACAGTAGCACCAACTGTTTTTACATAGTTCCAATGTGGTCTACTATTTCTATTAGGTTTTTTAACCCTATGAACAGCATAACCAAACATAGTAAAATATTCGTCAATCATTCTTGCGTATTCTCTACGCACGCTACACCGTCCACCGTAAAATTGTTGCTTACTATTAGCCACATTACCACCACCATTATTAAGATTACCCTTACTAATATCAGCGGCAATAGAGGATTGATAAAACTGGGACATGAGACCACTTACTTGACCTATAATACCTGTACCAATAACAGCATTAGGATTTGTGCTATAAGCACCTGCAATTCCCATTTGTCCTACACTAGCAATAGTATTAAGTGCAATAGGGACACTATTTTGCGCTACCCATGCTTGATAAGCGTCTACATTCCAAGAACACATTGGATAGTTGTTAAGCTGTAAACTCTCTGTATTCAAGCTAGTGTAACCACCTAACTCACTATAACCTGGCACACCTTTATAACTACAAGGTCTAAGTATAGCAATTACTGGCTGTGTCACTGTTCCACTTATTTCAACAACAGGTGTACGATTTTCAAAGAACTCATACCGTAAACTTAATTCGCTACCACTTGCATTGTCAATATGATAAAAGTTATACGGATAAGTATACAACTTTTTGTTCTTAGGTTTATAACCGTCAAGTGTATCATCAATAGTGACAGCAGGTAGTGTAACAACATTCTTAGTAGCACCTTGACCGTAACTTAACCTATGCGTATCTGGAATATCACCCCCAATAAACATTTTAGGGAACATATACATACCAATAATAGCGTCAGGTTTCTGAACATATTCATTAACCTTATCATTGATACTTTCCACATCTGTGCTGTCATAAACCCATAATTGTGCTGAACCGTATATTCCGTCATATAACGTACCGTCAGTAGCGCCATTTGTATCAACAATAGCAATACAAACAACCATATCTGTCATATACGTTACTGGCTTATAGTCATTAAAAACGTACTCACCAGTTGCAACAGTTTCAGGTTCAATGTGCTGTCCAATTACATCAGAAGTAGTATGCTCTCTTTCCACAAAGCAGTAATCTGGTGCACAATCAAAGAACCACGTTTGCATAACATCAAGTTCAAAGTAAATCTCTGCACATTCATTGTTCACAAATTCAACCGATGTTATGAACGCATAAAACCACTTATTTCCGTAAGCTGTATTCTGGAACATCATGTAATTACAATCATACAGATTGTCGGCTTTAATTCCAACTCTAGCTACACCACGTTTTACTCTTTGATAGGTGTAATTAGTTAGATTGTATTTCTGCAAACTAATAAAGTAATTATACTGCGCTGTTGCACTTGCAAAGTATATTGTGTGGTCATAGGTTGTATCAAGAGGTACGTCTTTAAGCAACCTTATATTTGTTGTAGGTTGTATATACATACAATCACTCCTTTACACAATTTTCTAGTAAAGGGTATATCAGAAAACTGATACACCCTCACATTTAAAATCTTAGCCCTTGTTAAGAGTAACAGTTTCATCAACAGCAGTAGAACCATTGATAGTAGTAGCCGCTGTGTAAGTAGTTCCGTTAATCTCTACAACAAGTGTGATAGCTGTTCCAAGCTGTGAAGTCGGGATAATAAGTCCACCGTATTTCTGAACAGCGATACCAGCAGTTGTAAGTGCTTCTGTCTGAACAAAGTTCACATTCTGCGGGTTAAGACCTGCTTGTTCAAAGTCAGCACTGATAGTAAATACAGTAGCAATATCGCTTTCATCTTTAGCGTCCACATGAACAGTAACAGTTGCAGGCAAAGCAACGTCTGCGGCAGAGGTGACAAACACAACAGCATTTGCGAACGGAGAATTTGACACCGTTTTCCACGTATGATAGAAGTAGTTCCAATATAAACCAGAAGCAGCATATTTCTCTGTGAATTTGTTGTTATTGTCGTAAACCTGAAACCAGTTCTCATCCAGAATAACTGCCTTTACGTTTGCCATCAGTGCTAACTCTTCTGCGGTAACTTCCTCAATACCATCAGAATTTTCTCTGATAATATCAAAACGCTCATTGTCAAAATCATTCCAGTTGTCAATGAGGAACAGTCTACCCATGAAGTCAGCTTTATCCATATTAAACGCACTTGCAAGCACGTTTACATCAAACTGTGCATTGAACATAGCGTCCATGAAGATAACCTGCCTGTCTTTAGGTGTATTAGTCTTAACAGAAGCTTCATTGTAGTCATTAGACATAAATGGTAACAGATTAGAAGTACCTCTAAACTGCACAGCAGCTTCGCTAAGGTCTGCACCTGCACCAATAGATGTTGGGAACATTTTTCCGTGACTGATTGCTTTGATAAGCAGATACTTAAAGAGCAGGAACTCGTCGTACTCTGCGGCGGTGTAAACACTGTCAACAATCTTAGCGATAAGGTTCTGAACACCCTCAATGCTAAGAAATGCCTGCCGTAAGTCCTCGTCCTGAATGGTAACAGGGTACATCACACGCCAATTCATAACGTGGAACGCTGAACGCACATCGGGGATAGTTCTCTGGAACTCACGTTTAGGTGCTTTTTCAGCATTGAAGTCAACAGCCTTTGCGATAGAAACGAAAATATCCTCTACAGTTTCTCCGTACTCAATGTAACCTTTCTTTAGGATAGAGTAAGGGTTGTTAAAGGTTGCACTCTGTACACGCACGATTGCAATTCTGTTTACCAAAGCATTGATAAACTGATTTGCAAATGCAGGTGTACCATAAATGATTTCTCCCACTTTTGGAATGTCATTGACAGTTGCAACTTCCGGCACGTTCTGCTGATAATCATAAGAAGCGTTCTGTCGGATTACGTTGAGAATGTCAATGGTTGACGCATTAAGCGTACTGTTTGCAATTCTTCTTGCCATGATTTAATCTTCCTTTCTTAAATGAATTTATTGCTAAACTGTTGTAAACAGTTCTGCAAACGTCTTAGGTTTTGTTGTGTCATCTTCTTTAGGCGGTGGAGGGTTATTCTCTGGACTGGAACTGTAAAAACGCTCTGTATACTTCCTGCGCCATTCTGCGTCATTCTCTTCATATTTAGCTTTCCAGTCTGTTCCATCTCCTTGTGCTTTTGTTTCTAAGTCAGACAGTGTGTCAGTAATATCTTCAATAAATGTGATTGTTTCATCGTCAGTTTGTTCACCAATTCTGTCTTTAATTTCTGCAAGAATTTCTTCCCTAGTTTTTACTGCCATAATGCTCTCCTTTCTATGAGATTTTTGTCCACTTTGTAGTGTCAAATAAGACGCTTAATCTTAATGAAAGAGGGTGATTAGGTGAAAGCATAATTACACCATCTTCTGTTACCATAATAGTAAATCCTTCTTCATGTTTATAAGTACCTGCTTTGAACGGCATATCTGTTTCTCCTTTCTTATTAGTAATGGTATTTTATCCACATCCATATAGGCATTTTCTTTTTCCGTGTAGACGGTGTACCACCGCCACCACCGCCTGCTGAATAAAACCGATACATAAGTACAGCATTGTGTAACGCTTGTTGTCTTGACAAATAGTACATTGGTTCTGTTTCCCATTCTACTATTGAAGTGTCATTTGCGTGAGTTAAAATATATTCAAGTGCTTCATACGCAAATTCAATTCTTTCATCAAGAGCAGGTACACCTGGTCTTTCCCAACAAGTGCAAAACGCTTCTGTTAATGAATCAACATTAGTTGAACTAGATGTTAGAAATTCTGTTAATGAAGATATTCCATCAAATGTACCCTTCCAATCGTTTTCTACAACTAAATATTGCATTTGTCCATTTGGACTTGTATCTTCATAACCATTTTCACTCAACCATGTTAATAGTGCGTCACGTCTTGAACCGTCCCATTGAAATAAACCAAAAGCACCACCGCCTATTTGAGAAAGTGTGGGGTTTATGTGGCTTTCTCTCCAAGCGTTACCTGCTAAAGCTGCAATTACATAAGCACTTGCACCGTATCCAGTTGCGCCACCATCACCGTATCTAAACAGTCTAGGAAAAGAACGCTCATAGTCTGGATTTCCGCCACTTGAACCTATACTAACTTGATTAGCAAGTGGAGCGTTATCTGTATGCGCTCCCATGAAAACACCTTTACCACTTCCACCACGATAACACATTTCTGTGTGTCCACTTGATAGACCTATATCTCCTGCTAGGTATTCACCACTTGCGTCAACTTCTGTAAACCCTAAGCGCAAAAGTTCGGACGCTTCTGAATAAGTGGTAAAGGCATTACTATTTGGTGCATAAGATGGTGTTTCAAAACCACCTGCTAGTAACGCATAGTTTATAAATGATGAACAATCGTAGTATGTTATACCGCCAACTGTTTGTGCGTTACGATATGATTGTGAATAACCAACATTAGGTGCATTACACGTTTCAATCGCCCATGAATATGTACGATTTATGTCTGGCATAGGTTACACTTATGCTAACATCTGGTTTACAAGTTTTTGAATAGCAGAATAGTCATAACCTGCGGTGGTAAGTTTCTGCTTTCTTGTATCACCATTTCCCCACTTACCTGCAATTACTTCTCTTGCAATTTCTACGTTAGATTTTAACTCTTTTCCAGACAAAATAGCGTTTACTTTTGCCTGTACAGTGTTGTAATCATAACCTGCTTCTGTAAGAAGCTTTTTGCGGGTATCTCCGTTACCCCATTTACCTGCAATTACTTCCCTTGCAACTGTATCAACTGATACGTCTGGTGTAACTTCTGTGTTCTGTCCTGCGTATCTAAGATGTACATCCCATCCACCGGAATACTCGTAATAATCTCTGATACAGATTTCCTTTCCAGTCTGGTCACCAGTTTTACCACCAGTTACCGTTCCTTTTTCATTGATTGAAGCGTGAGCAATCTGGCTATTTGAGATACTCATTACAACATGGTGCTGTGTTTTAAGATGTACGTCTCCTGGCAACCACGGTGCTTTACAATCAACAAAACCTGCTTTACGCAACTGTGATTCCAGATTACCAGTCCATGAGTACGGTGATACATTAAAACCTGCTTCATGGAGCGCAGTTCCAACAAGAGAAGAACAGTCATAATCTGGTCCATTTCTGTGCGTCTGGTCATAACCATGTGTGTTGTCGTTTGCGGTATCAATCATAAACTGAACCGCTTTCATAATGCTAGGCATAATTTAGTCCTCCTTTTTAATATCGGAAATGTGAAATAGTTCCATAAGTTTTTCTGGCAGAATGTCTGAGTTAATCTTGCAAATGTTTTCAAGTATAGACACCAATTCAGTTGTGCACACATACAGAATAATGATAGGTAGGATTGATATTCCAAACTGAAAACCTATTTTAGTACCTTGTGTGTCAACTAACCAAGCTACGAAGTAACATAACACGAACCCTACCTTTTTGAAAAGTCCGTCACGCAATTTTGCTGATTGAATGTCTTTGTTTTTAACCGCTGTTATGATACCTGTAATGAGGTCTAAAGCATTGAAAACCAGTGCAATAATTATGGGATAAAACTGTTCCAATCTTTTCACTCCTTTCCTTGTTCATTTATATTTATTATATCATATTACTAGACAAATTGCAATAGGTATGTTATAATATAGTAGGAAAGGAAGTGATTATATCATGGGTAAGTATTATGATGGTACTAAACTATTGTCTATGCTTGACATAAATGGGTGCAAACCAGAAATATATATGTGTACAACCAATCGTACTGGCGGTAAGACTACTTACTTTGGTAGATTATGTATAAATAGGTTCTTAGATAAGGGAGAAAAATTTGGTCTTATTTATAGGTATAATTATGAACTTGATGATGTTGTAGATAAGTTCTATAAAGACTTATGTAGTTTGTTCTTTAGTGGGCATGAAATGACTAGCAAACGTAGGGCAAGTGGTATATTCCATGAATTATTTTTAGATGATAAAAGCTGTGGATATGCTTTAAGCCTTAATAGTGCAGACCAGATTAAAAAATATAGCCACCTATTTTCAGACATTATGCGTATGATATTTGATGAATTTCAGAGTGAAACTAATCACTATTGTAATGATGAAGTTAAGAAGTTACTTAGTGTTCACACTTCTATTGCTAGAGGACAAGGTGAACAGGTTAGATATGTTCCAGTTTATATGCTTAGCAATCCAGTAAGTATTATAAATCCGTACTATGTTGAAATGGGAATAAGTGCTAGGCTTAAAGATGATACCAAGTTCCTACGTGGAGACGGTTTTGTGCTTGAACAAGGTTTTATATCTAGTGCAAGTGAGGAACAGAAAAGTAGTGGATTTAATAGAGCTTTTGCAAAGAACGCTTATGTTGCTTATAGTAGTGAATGTGTTTATCTTAATGATAACAAAAGTTTTGTTGATAAGCCGACTGGTAAGAACCGATATATTTGTACACTAAAATACAAAGGTACTGATTTTGGTTTAAGAGAATTTACAGAGGACGGTTTTATCTATTGTGATGATAAACCAGATGTTACATTTAAGACTAAAATAACAGTAACAACAGCAGACCATGAAGTGAACTATGTTATGTTAAAAAGAAATGACTTCTTTTTGTCAAACCTTAGATATTTATTTGAACGTGGTGCGTTCAGATTTAAGGATATGAGGTGTAAAGAAGCTGTACTTAGTGCGTTAAGTTACTAGGTTATCCACATTAGTATGTGGAAAGTGTTGATAACTTTTAGGTATCTTCTCATGTGTCCACCAATGAACGGTTAGGATAGCACACTTGAAACGATAGTGCCTACACCGCTTGTCGTTTTCGCTGAACGCTTTGTTTGGTACATGAGTTAAAGATATAAATAGAATAGCAGGGATACGAACTTAGTTCGCCCCTGCTTTTCTTATTTATTAAATTGCTCAAAGAATAAATTACTTATGTTTTGTTCTGAATTATTCACCCATTTTAACCACCTACCACATTTTGAACAATACGCACCAATGTGCATTTTCTTATGTCTAAAGAAAAATTCCTCATTTCCGCATTTACATTTCATATCATTTAACTTAAAATACTTCATTATTTTTCTCCTGTTGAACCAAAACCACCACGATTTACTTCTGATAATTCTGTTACTTCAACAATGCCAACATGCGGTTGATGTTCAATAATTCTAAACTGGCATATTCTTGTGTTCTTAGGTATAATGATATTTCTAGTAGCGTATGCAGGAAAATGCCATTCATCATTGTTACCGCAGAATGTTTCATCAATTAAACCAATACTGTTTGCTTGAATGATACCATACTTATTAAATGTTGAACTTCTTGGTATAACCAATGCTTCATAACCTTTTGGTAACATCATTGCAACACCTAACGGAATAAGTTTGAACTCACCTGCTTTAAGTGTAACGTCCTCTGCTATGCGTAAGTCAATCCAATCTCCACCACTAAGAATTTCAATCTTATCCATACCCTCTTTTACATATTTAATGTTAATAGTTTTAAATTCCATAATTTACCTCATTTCATACGGTGTGTCTATGAGTAGGACACCGCCACGTATTCTCTTTGGTCTTAATTTTCCTGGCACTTTTAGTCCTACTCTAAAGTCACTAAGATTTCTCTTTATTGGTTTACCTGTTTCCTTTTCAAATAAGAAATCTTTTTCATCTTCTGTCCATTCTTTAAACACATTTGTTGTTTTATCTGTGTACCCACTAATGTCTGCCGTTCCGTCAAGTGATGTTTGAAATAAGTCTTTACATTTCTGTGGCATACCTGCACACTTAATATTGTTATACGGTGTATCAATAGGTTTCAAATCTTCTTTAACAACGTGTTCAATGTAAGTCTTTTGTCTTGTAAAAACTGCTACATCCCAACAGCTTTCTAATTTCCAGCAACAGAAGTCTTTATCGTGTACCTTAATTCCAACAATTTCTTCTGGTTCAAGATCACAATGTATGCTGTCTGTATCTGCATATATAAAACCTCTCTTGTCTTTACCGTGATAGTTCTTCTGTGCGGCTCTAATAGTAAAGTTTCTTGCGTAACTTGTGATAGCTGAACCAACTGGTATGTACCCAGGCTTCTTGTTTGCTTCTGCAACTGGTAAGAACCCTATGGTTTTATCCTCTTTTATGTAAGCAAGTTTAAAACTACTATCCATACTACTTGCCATTTTACCGTACAAATTGTTGAGGAACAACTTTGCCAACTCACGCAACGCACCTTTACTTTCAAGTTTTATCTTTTTGTACTTCTCTATATAGTCGTCAAAGATACCTATTTCACTATAAAACCAACAACCGTCTAATATTTCAAAGTCAACAAGTTCATAGTGTTCTTTCAATAACTCATAATCTGTCATGGTTAAAACAAGTTCAACCCTAGTGTCATGTATGTTACCGTCTTTATCTGTCCAATGTGTGTAATACTGGTTGGTTTTCTTGTCGTACACATCAGAAGTTTCAAGTGCTTCAGTACCTTTGTACAAGAATGACGATTTAATTTGTATAAATGGTAGCTTATCTGGTTTAATGTAGAACCTTGTCTTAACTCTAACAAAGTAATACTTATCTTCATCAAGTGCTACGTCTGGAATAAAATTCCCTTTCCAAAATCTTGGTACACCAATGGGATACCTATTTCCACTTTCACTACTCATCATACTAGGGTACAAAGAATTAACATCTGCTGTTGTTCCATTTGTAAATATCTTGTTCTCTTTACCCTTTACTAGATAGCACCAACCACCCCTATATGATTTACGGATATACTCTCCTGCATTTGGGTATCTATGTGCTTTCTCGTCAATCGTCATAGCATACACATCTGGAAACATTTCATTGTAATCAAGAGCGTTCTTTGTTGAGGACTTACAAATTGACTTGTATTCTTCCAAACAGCATGAGCCTATTGTCAATTTGTTATGCCCTTGTTGAAACATTATTTCTAACGCTTCTTTAACTACAAGAACGTCATTAGCTATGTACTTTCTTTCTTCGTCTGTTATAGTACAACCTGCATACCTAAAACCAGTGTACTCCATATCAAGTTTCTTGTGTTTTGTACCAAAACTTTCTCCGATACGTTTTACACTGAATGGTAGTAGTTTTAACGAGTCTCTTATCTCAATAAAGTGATTGTTGACTTTTATTATAATGCTGTACCACATACCTTTATCAGATATGCTATACTTGAATGATTTATTTTCCATATATTTTTCTGGCAACCATTCTACATCATTTTCGTTATCTCCTACCTTTTTATATGCTTGTTTAAAACCCTTATCAACTAACAAATACGATAACCAAAATGCACCATCAAATTTCAAGTTATGATAGTACGCTACTATGTTACATTTCTGTGCTAGAAAATAATCAAATTGTTCTCCAATACTATGAAATATATTTACATCTTCTGTGAACAATTCAACGGACGCACTAGCCCATACTTCTGTGTTTACCTGTCCTTTGTAAACGGTTGTCTCAAAATCACACATGAAGTAACGATACTTTTTTACTCTCATAGTGGACTACTAAAATCTTCTTCCTGTTCCATTGCGTCCATCATTTCAGCCTTAAACAGTGGTCCTGCTTCTGGTAAATAGTTTAACATTTCAGACATATACTGTGTTAGCTTATCTTGTGAATAAACTATCTGATATGTTACAATCAAACCTGCTTCTGCACCGTTGTTTAACATTGTTGCTACATCATGTGCGTCATTTGTTGCTAGTATTCTGTCCAACCATGAAAGTAATAAATTACTAGCGTGTTCATTAAATTGTCTCACGTGAGCCTTAAAACCAGATATAACAACAGCGTCAAAAAATGATACATCTTCTGATATGTTCTCTGGTGGAACAAAACCAGGTGTATTGGTTGGTTCTTGTACTGGTTCTGCTAGTCTGTATTTTCTAGTTTCTGCCGCTTTCTTTGCTCTCAAAGAGCGTTCCAACTTTACACCAACTGTTGCAGGTACTATTTCACCCTCACTTGCTAAACCACCGTAGACCGCTTTCTGGTACAACTTATCAGGTGTTAATTTTGCAAGTTTTCGCACACTTGCTTGTGTTACACGATTAGGTCTTTTCGGTAGCACATCTTCACTGAATTGATACCCACGTTTTTCTGCTCTACTTATAAACTGTTTGATACGCTTTACTTGTTTAGAGTAGGCACGTTCCGCAGGTGTTTGTTTGCGTCTTTTTGCCATAGCGTTCACCCCTATAAATGAAATAGGAGAGACACTCTAGTATTGTACTAAGAGTGCCCCCCCATTTATTAACTGTTACACTCTGAACTTATGCAAGTCTTTCAACGTCCAGTACGCAGTTAATGTAATCACGATTGGCTTTGGTTTTACCAGAAGTCTTGATAACAGTGAACGGCTTACCTTTCATAATGTTTGAAATATCATTGATACTTCTCTTGAACGTAGCCGACTGGCAACTGTATACCTGCTTTTCAGGTGTAATGATTGACATTACTTCGACAACCTCACCGCTGTCCTCTTTGACGTCCTCAAACATCAGAACACCGTCAACTGTAATGTGTTCTCCGTCCTCAACATCTTTCATTGAAACGATTGACGGTGCGATAGTCATAAGGTACTGCTCTACTTCGTTGAACTCTCTGCTCATTTCTTTAATGTTAATCATGGTATTGTTCTCCTTTTAATTAAATATTTTGTTGTGTTTGGTGTTTTAAGTTTTACCTGCTTCTGTATTATTCGTTGTCTGCTTCTTCGTCACTGTTTGCACCGTTTCTAGGCGGAAGCACTTTTGCGTACTGAATAAATTCCTGCTCTGTCATTCCGTACAGAGTTTCGATTTCTTCCTTGCCCACAATGTGTACCGCTTTGAGTGTCTCCGTTTCAAGCAACGGACGAACTTTCTTCATAAGTGCTTCATCGTCCTTGTAGGTACGAGGTACTGTAACAACCTTGTTACACGGTTCGCCTGCCTGTACGTCCAGACACATTACATTTGCTTTTGTTGCTACGATTGTTCTTGTTACCATAGGTACTCTTGCCATAATTTTGTTCTCCTTTCTGGCTTTGGTTTGTTTATAGTTTAGGTACATTATTGTACCAGTGGACTGGGCAGGATTTGAACCTGCGATACCCAGTGTGCTTGACCTCGTAATGGTTAAACCATGTACGCATGATTGATACATCTGTTCAATCGGAGACTTGCCGCTTGTCTACCAGTCCAAAGGGGTGAGGGTGTACCAGTTTACAGATACACCACTCTGGCAACGTAACTGTTATTTATCTTTGTTACTCTTTTATTGTAGCATATTGTACTTGAAAAGTCAACACTTATTTTAAAATTTTCTTAGCGAAAATGCTTATTTAAAATATACTTCTTGTACTGTTTAACAATAACATCTGCTACAATTCTACTTGATAAACCTGTTGATATTTGTACAGCTAAATTGTTAATGGTGTAATGCCAAGTCAAACATCCTACTGGTTGAATGTCAACAATTAGTGTATCATCAACAATGTGTACAGATAAATCTCCTTTTATACGCTGTTTTAATTGTTTTTTGAGTGCATTTGTGAAAATTCTTTCCATGATAACATTCTCCTTTTCTGTTCTCCTTATTTTGTTGTCAAGGTTCGTGTGTACGTTTGTACACTAAAGGGTGTATAGTGTCGAAACTATAACCGTGCCTATCACGCACCCTAGTTTTGGTACTTTCGTGAAATTTTTAACAATGATTTAATTTTCAGATTTCATTTTAGCTTCTTTCTCTTTCTCCTTTTGTAAGCGTTTGTATACAATGTGCCGCGCTCTGCCTAGTTCATCGTCTGAACCTAGTTGTTCGCTAATGTTGAATAATTTTGTCTCTACTTCTTGTAAATCATCAACAAGTATTTCTTGCTCATTTATTGATAGCATATTATCACTCCTTTAGTGAGGTACTAGGGTTGCCCCTAGTCCTCATCTTTATTTGTTGTGCGTGGCGGTAATACTTTTGCAAGTCTGATAAAATCTTCCTCATCCATACCGAGTAATACCTCTTTACAAGTCTGTTCTTCAATGTGTACAAGTTTAAGCGTGTCAGTCTGGAACAGTTTCTGAAGCTTTTTGAGTAAATCTTCATCAGTGTATTTTCCACCAATGTCATAAGTGCGTACTTGTACCTCTGCTGTTGTTACATCAAGCGTCATAACCTGTGCTGTTGTCTGTTCTACTGTTCTTGTTACCATTCTCTTTCTTGCCATAATTTTGTTCTCCTTTTCTGTTTGATTATATCTCACACCTTATGGTGTGGAATGGTAGGATAGGGTTTGAACCTATCCATGCACCGACTGCCTACCAATATTTTGCGCGTTTACGCTCTGCACATATTCCAGTTCCGTCCTCTGCACATTTTTTCATATCATAGTACGAAACATCTCCAAAATATTCTTTCAAGAACCATCCTATCTGTCTTCTTGTAGTTGCACTGTATGTGCCTGTACAAAATAGTACATATTGACCGCTAGTATGTGGTACGGCTTGAATTACTAGAGTTGTATAACTTATGAAGTTTATTGTACCATTATCTTCTATTGATACGCGGCACTGTGCGCTTTTATGGTTTGTAAGCTTTCTTGTTTTTAACATTTTTACTACCTCTCTTTCTTTTCTATGTACTTATTATATCATGTTTGCTGTACCTTGTCAAGTGTTTTCTTGTAATTCTTTTAAGTTTTTTCTTTTGTTCTCTTTCCTCTCTTTCCTTGTTTCTGATATAAGTATATCATTTGTACCGCCATTTGTCAACAGATATGCACCTAAAATATTGCACAAATTTGAACTAGATTTTTTGTGCAGGTTGTACAGGCGGTTTGGGGAACTGGTGCACCCAGTTTGAAGTTAAAGGGGCA